GTCGCTAGTATCAAGCTTAAGCTCCATGTCAGCCAACTGCTGTTCAAGTTCGCTAATCGTCATAGTTGACCTCCTCAATCTCAAACTTGTGGTCTGTGATTTTGCCAACCTGCTCTGCAACCTCCTCTGCCTTATTACGCGAGAAACTAATCGAGGTTAAAATATTAGCGTCTAGTGCTAGCTTTTCACCGTTTTTGCCGTATCCCGCGACATATAGCTTGTGGCCGACAAACTCGCTCCCCTCATATACAGCGTATACTCGGTAATCACCGTCTTCGCGCTTGTCAACCGGTGTGTTAGTAAACTCAAACACCACTGCCATAATAGCCAAGCCTTTCTTTTCGTCGAGCTTTGACATTTGGTTATAGTAGGTGTCAACATATCGTATACGCCACCTAGAGATTCTTGCAAAAGTATCGTCACCGCGCACAACGTAACAATGATCTGCTCCACGCTTAATATCGAACCCTAGGTCTTTTATAGCCTCTTCAAATTCCTTTATTGTCATAGATTACCCGCCTTAATCTTGTAATTACCCTTTACTGTTTCGAGATGCTGCGCGATCTTCTCCGCAAACTCCATGGCACGTAGGTCTGTGAGGCCTTCCACCTTAAACTGGATTGCGTCGATAGCTGCCATCACCTTCTCTTTGTCCGGTGCTGCCGCTGCCTTGCGAGCTTCCTCGGCTGCTTTGGCTTCCGCCTCAGCCTTGGCGCGCTCCTCTGCTTCCTTCTCGGCGCGGAGTTTTGCCGCCTCAGCTTCTGCCTCTGCCTGCTTACGTCGGGCCTCTGCTGCTTCAGCTTCAGCTTTGGCTGCGCGCTCAGCTTCTGCCTTGCGCTTGGCCTCTTCAGCTTCTGCCGCGGCTTTGGCGTCTTCGTTTGCCTGCTTCAGCTGCGCGAGTAGTTGCTCGAATTTCTCATCGCTCAAGCTTGTAAGTGTTGGCTCGTACAAACTAATATCATCTGTATACATCATCAGCTTGGCGCGCCGTGCTGCCAGCTTTTCCTCTTGCTGTTTCTTTAAGAGGTTTTCGGCGAACTTCTCTTGATCTTCGAGATACTTCTCAGCTTCACCGATGATCTTGGCTGCCTCACGGTTTACAAAGTCGATTGCCTTTGACTGCTTCAACACGTCTGCCTTCAAAAAGTCGTGCGTCTTTTTGATCTTGACACGTTGGCCGCGGAGTGCAAGCCGCATCTTGCGAGCTTTCTGCATCTCCTCTTTTTGTGATATGTCAGTTACCACAATGTCTTTGTAAGTAGCGAGAATCTCGCCAACTTCTGTGAATGGTGCGCCATAAGCCTTAATAAGCTGCTCAGCGTCTGTAATCTCAAGCCCCGATTTTACGAGGCCATCGCGAATGTCTAGCACTTGGCTATTAGTTGCCATCATTTGCCCCCTTTCTTATTTGTTCAATGTCGCGCCGCACACGGGCTACTGCCTCGCGTCCATGCGCTGCTGTGTACGCCATCAGCTGTTCAAATAGTTCTTCTGCGTTTGTCACTTCTGGCAAGTCGTTCTTATCTTTGCCAAAGCCTTCAATCACAGTGTCTGCTACGATCAGCATCAAGGCGCGCATCTTTGGGTCTACTTCCACTTTACCCCCCTTTGTTTACTATTGCTGTTCAAGTGCGAGCTTTTGGATTTTCTTGCGCTTCCTCAAGTCTGCCTTAATGTCATCAATGACATGAGTAGCTTCGAGTGTCCAGGTCGCACGGTTTTGCATAATGGCAAGGTCTACAATATCTTCTGCGGTCAAATCAACCTTGCTGTTTTTGTTGTTTATTTGCTCGAGCAAGATAGTGCGAGCTGCTTCGCACGCCATGTACATCATAGCTGCTCGCATCACCTTGCTGCGGTCTTCGATACGGTTTTGTAAATTGGCCATATGGTCTTTACTCCTAATTTTTAATGTTCAAGTTTAGTTGTGTTATGTGTAATAGTTGTTTCTCGTCCTGTTTAGTATCCTTTCGTCTTACTTATCTGCTCTTATTATAGCAAATGCACGACGAAAAACAATAGAAATTACAAAGATTTTTTACTTTTCGTCTGTGGAAAAGTCGATAGTAGCAAAGTCGTTGATTGCTTTGTCAGGGTCGCCGTTAGTGTACACCATTACGTCTGTATGGATACGGGCCACTTTGCGCACATTGTTGAAATTCTTGGCTGCGTACTTGCTCGTGTCTGTGTTCTCAATAAAGATAATGTGGTTGTATAGGTCAACTTGGCCGTTGTAGTCATCGATATATTTCTTAGTGAGGTATGGCACGTCATTGATAGCGCCGCCGTTCTTCACGTTCGCACGCTCATAGTTGCCAATGGCGATAATAAAGCGGTTAGGCTTCATTTTCTTTGCTAGGTCAGACAGCAGCAGGTCGCTATGCTTATCTTCTGTGTTCATGTCGTATAGCACCAGGTCTACTGTTTGGTCAGGGTGATCAATAAAGTAGCCAGTAATATCGCCATTCACGTAGGCAAGCCCACCGTCATTTGGCGTAAGTATCTCGGCCGCTTCGGCTTCTAGGTCTGCATCGTTCGCTTGCAAGCCAATAAAGTTGTAGCCGTTTTTAGCCGCTACGAGGCCCGGTGCGCCGTTTGTTGGGTTAAGATGCATAATGAGCCCACCTTGCGGACAAAACCACTCATACAGCGTCTGGTACAGCGTGGGGCTACGTTCTCCGGTGTCTACTCCCGACTCTGCCCACTGCTCATCGCTTTTGACCCAGTCTAGCTTGCGCCCATCTATAACAGACTCGGGCATTAGCTTTGTGCCGCTTGGTGATATGAGCCGTTCGGTGTCTAGGTCTTTAATCTCTAGTTTATCTAGTCGTAACTCCAGGTAGTCTTGATCAAACTTTAGCTCGTCTAGAATCTCTTCAAGCTTTAGCTCATCGTAACGTCCGCTGATGGCTTGGCTGTTTAGCAAGACGTTTAGCTTGATCTTGTCGTGCTCGTCCAGATTAAGGCGGATACACGGCACATCAATAAGGCCGGCGGCTTGGGCTGCACGTGTGCGTTGGTGGCCGCCAATGATCGTGTTGTCATGATTGATAATTACAGGGTCGACGAGGCCAAACGTCTTTATAGACGACACAAGCCCCGCAAATTCATCTTTATCGATAATGCGGGGGTTTCTCTCGTCAAATTTTAGCTGGTTTATATTGATGTGCTCGATCTTCATAGTATCCTTTCTAAAATCATAAGGGCCGCGTGGGACAAGCTGCACGGCCCTTACCTGTATATTAGCACAAACCTAGTTCTTTGGCTTTATCTTTAGCGGCTTGGCCTTTTACGGCTGTAAGCTGCTTGCTTTCGTCCTCAGTAATAGGCTCGACAATATAGTCGCCAGACGCTCCGGCAATCTGATCAATCACACATAGCCCACCAGAGTGACCAAGCACGGTGTTGTTGTAGACAGTTACGCGTGCCTGTACTGGCTTGCCGGCGAGGAATTTCCAGCCTTTCTTGGTTATAATCCAGGTGCGTGGGACATGTGCCCCCTTGGCGTCCTTAACTTTTGCTATAAGCCCGTGCAATCTCAATTTTGCTGTTTGTGCCTTAACAGAAAATGGACGGTCAACATCTGCCATATCTACATAGCGCGGGTTACTTTCTCTCTCGCTAGCCTGCCGACACGTAATGCGGGCCATATCTTTTAGGAGATATACCATGCTTGGTGTAATTTTGTACTTATATAGTTGAATCCTACGCCCACAACACTTACATACTCCGTTGTTGTCGCGTGCTTCGAGGATTGCTTTTACCGTAGTTTCAGTTTTGCCCGACATGTTACATTTTCTCCAAGTAGCTATCTACTAGTGCTTCGTTCAGCATCTGGTCTACATCGTCCCACTCTTGCTGCTCTTGCTTGCGTCGACTGATAAAGTTTTTGATTGTGTTGATGATACTCATTTGGCTATTGTCCTTTCGCCTTAAGTTGTTGATAGTTTCAGTATATATGCTCGACGTTAGAATGTCAACACTATTTTTAAGAAAAACCCAACTTTTTTACAGTTGGGTGTTCTCATCAAGCCACTTTTTGATGAAAGCGTCACGCTCTTGCTTATTAGCCATGCGCTTGTAGTCATGCCCGCACTCATCGCGCCAAGCCCTGTTAGCTTCAGCTTCTGGCCCTTCGCTGCGGTTGTCCTTCTGGTCGCCCATAGCTAGGCGCTGCTCTGGTGGTAGCTTCACATCATCTTGCACCATCTTCATGTGCTGTACAGAGTTTTTGGCGAACAGCTCCGTTGTGCCGTCTGCCATCTTTACTGGCATAAGCTCAAAGTAGCTAATCATCTTATTGACTTTGTCGCGGTCGTCCTCTTGGACTGTGTAGGTTTTACCGTCATAGGTGGTTAGTTGGTATTTAGGCATTGTGTTTTCTCCTATTTGTTACTGGTTTATTTTATTTTGCGTCGCCGTAAAAGTCTATGTTGTCGTAATCGATCTTGCGGGCTTTCTCCTCTCTCTGTCTCTGTATAAGTTGCTCAATCTGTGCTGCCTTGGTTACAAGGTCGTATGCTGTTTTAACTGTTGGTTTAAACTCGTATTGCCATCTAGGGAAGGCAATACGCATAAAGTCAAAGTAGTTTACTGCCGACTCTAGGCCACGAGTGCGCACCACTTCCTTTACCCACTTACGAGCCTGGTTATGATTTGTGATTGTTACGCCAAGCGATTTTGCCGCTTCATAAAATGCTTTCTCTGCTGGGTCATAGTTCTTGCGTGTGCCAGTCATTGGCGTTGCAAGCTCTCCATACGGGCTACTTGTAGCGATATTGCTGTTTGTGGTTGTTGCTACCGCGCTATTGGTGTTACCGGTGTTCGCCTCGATTTGCTGCACTGCGGGCTGTTCTGGCTGTTTCTTTGCCTCCTCTTCGGCTTTCTTGGCGTCTGATTCAGCAATTACCTCTAGCTTAAGCTTGTGGTACAAATCCTCGTCAATGACATTGTTGCGGCGGTCGTAATTGTCAGCCTCGATGTTCTTTGTCTGTAGTGCACATTGCTCTGCTGTAGTAAGCTCGCGCATCTCTGTGCTATTAGTATCTACCGGCTCTTTTTCTTCTGGCAATAGCTCCTCAACAGTGGTGGCCTCTTCTAAAAGCTCATCATCTTGCTTGTCGTTGTTTTTTGGCTTTTTTGTGTAGTCTTTTTTAAAGCCGCTAGGCACGGGGCGATCATCGCTAGTAGTTGTGATGTAACGCTCGCTACCTGGGTTAAGGTAAACATTGATATAGCCGCACTCTGCTAGCTGTCTGATAATGCGTGATACTTGTGACTTTGAAAGGTCAAATGCATCTGCTAGATACTGGTTTGTACACCAGGCGTAACCTTTCATGTTAGTAAGTGCTGATATTTCAACCATGATTACTTTTGCTGTACTGTTTAAACGCTTGTCATACCGCACGTCGGCGTTCATGTAGCCTGTCCAGCCGGCCTGGTGGTTTCTGTCCCCTAGCTCCATTTAAGAATATCCCCCAAAAATATCAATTTTGCCACACCCAGTGTATTGTCTGGTGATAAAACACGATAATACACCGGGCTACCGCCAACATACTCTTTCATAACCCAACCTAAATCTCTTAATGTTTTGAAAGAATGAAAAGTACTTTTCGTATCAAGCTTTAATGCTCGTGCAACATCTTTTTGTGTACAAATTACACCCTTTTCCTTGCCTAGAATAAGTTCACGACGCCTTTCTGCTAAATATTTGTACACTCTAAAAGCATCTTCTGCTCGCTCCAAATCTCTACTGTAGGCCGCGAGATAAAGCATCATTAAATGATACGCTTTCATTTCGTGTTTGTAACCCTCTTGGTTCATTTTTCTGTTTCCTTTCACGTCCCGAGGACGCGACCACCGAGCACAGGAGAAGCTCGGTGGTGATCCTCGATAATTGCATTATTGTTGGTTCACTCCTGTACTTCCAATAATACACCAAGCCATCTTAAATAGCAATAGATTTTTGCCATTTTGTTAGCTGATTTTTTTGCCATCCAAACCGTCCATTTTTTGCCACGCGGCTTGCCGCGGACAAGCGAGCGAAGCGAGCGCGTCAGGGTTATGTTATTAATTTATGTTGTCTATATATATACCTGCGCAAATTTGCGCATACCCCTCCGCACGTGTGCGCATACCCCTCCGCACGTGTGCGCATACCCCTGCGCATAGGCGCGCATACTTCCAAAAAAATCTTTTAAAAATCTATTGACTCTCAACGTCGTGCATGCTACTATAAGACCAGCTAAAGATTAAAGAGAAAGGAAAAATCAATGGCTAAAAACACTAACACAACAAACACAAATATTATTAATAAGGTAACCAAACCATTCGCAAAGGGCCTTACCATCCTTGACTTGGTAGCCCGCCTCGCACTTGGTATCGCGGTATGGTTTGTGCCAGTTCCTAAATTCATGGTATACGCCGCTACATTCTTGGGTGCTGTTGCAGCCTTCCAAACAGCTGCTATGCTATGGAAGGCACAAAAATAATCACCTAGTGCCATATGAAGAACAATTATAGGTGGGAAAGGATGACGGACGGAGTGAAAGCCGCTACCGGAATCATAGCAATACTATTAGCCTTAATGGCAGTACCTCACATCAACAAATCGGCAGCATCGACAAAGTACGAAGCGACGCCAGAAAGCAAAGAGCAGCAAGGCCAGGTAGCCAAGCGGCTAGAGAAGCTTGGAGTGGAGACGCGCCAACAAATAGAGGCTAAAGCCAAGATTGACGCAGAAAACCAAGCTAAAGAGCAAGCAGCTTTACAAGCCAAGCTAGCCGCGGAAGTAGAGGCAAAAGCGTGGACAGTGTCCACCTCGCCTCACGCAAAGGTATCAGTGGCTCGTATCAATGAGACGCTGGCTATCTTACGCGAGCTAGGACTCACCAAGATGGGTGCGGCCTACCTCGTCGGTAACTTTATCGCAGAAAGCTACGTAACGCCGTGTGGCGTACGAGGCGATGGTGGAGTAGCAGACGGGTTGGCGCAATGGCATCCTGGTAGGCGTGTAGACATGCCGTGTGGCTTGCGTGAGCAGCTTGTATGGGCTGTAAACGTAGAAATGCCACGGGACGCCGCGAAGGGCGGTTATCCAAGCCTAGCGGCCCGTTTACGCGATCCTGATGAGACGCCGCAAGGTATCCTGCTAGGATTTAAGCAGTGGGAGCGCTACGGACTTGAAGGAAACCGCGCAGTGTACGCCAAGCAGGTGTACGAGTCGCTCGGCAAATAGATAGCCGAACAAACAACGAAACAGCCACTATGCGAGGGTGGCTGTTTTGTATTGGTTCGGTTATTATATGAGTATGGTATTATTTAATAATTTTAGAGTTTAATAAGGGAAGTAACGAAATGGACATACCAGACGGAGCTTTTAACTGGAAAACAAACGGGTACACTCCCGTATTTAATGATGAATTTAAAACACCAACATTAGACAGATCAAAATGGCAAACTATTACCGGCGGCGAGATTGTAACGCAGCGTAAGTCATATATGGACTTTAACACTAACGGGCGCATAGAAGACGGTTCGGTTGTGTTTAAGGCCACGAGAGAGGCTGGCAAGGTAGTCAACGGCACAGCGTACGATTTTTTCTCTGCCGCTATCCAGAGCGTCAAAAAGTTTTCGGGTGTTCTGTACTTTGAAGCGCGCATGGCGCTGCCGACCAAATCCAGGTGGATGTCCTCGACGTTTAAACTTGTGCCAACTATTCCGACAGAGTATAACAGCTGGCTAAAGCGTATGGAGGTTACTATTACCTCATCACCGCAAGATGATGGTAGTTTTATTGCTTGTGAGTACGTTTGTGGTGGTACAGCTCGCGGTAGCTTTATTAATGGCACATTTAAAAAGCAAATTATTGGCGTAGACAGTTTTCACACGTATGCCTTCTCAATTGAAGAGGATCGCATAAAGTTTATCTACGACGGTGAGGTTGTTCTGGAAAAGGTCATAGCAGGTGAAACCATCAATGGCCAGATCGTGGTAGGCGCTAAACCGTTTGATACTATTGAATGGCAGCCGCACGTCGGCCTAGAATTTCGTGGGCCATGGATTGCTGGCCTAGCGGAGATGCTGCCTCAAGAGATGAAAGTGGACTATGTCCGTGTCTTTGTGCAGGGCGTAGAAGAAGAGGAGAAAGCGGGCAATACTATTAGAGGCAGAAAGATGCGCTTGATCCAAGGCTAAAAGTTATCCACAGCCTATAGAAAAATACCGGCAAAAAGTCGGTATTTTCTATTGCATTATGCACGACGTTGCGCTATGATAAGTACATAAGCAAACGGGGCGAGAGCAAGACGAACTTTGCAACTTAACAATTAGGCTAGAAACCAAATTTAAAAGAAAGGATAAAGTAATTATGGAAACTAAAGTAATTGCGACTATCGGCAAAATTGCCGCTATAGTCGGGTGTGCAGCGTCACTTACGCTGGCCTACATGGCAATCTTACAATTTAATATTTTGGCTGTGTTCTTTATTGCAGCCGCATCATTTAACGTCTGGCTATTCTGTGAGTGCGACGTAAACGACAGGATCGCAAGGAAGGTGGTACGATAATATGCCGTTGCTAGTTATTGTTTTACTGCTTTTATTCCTACCAATGATCGCTTGGCCGTTGCTAATTCTCGGCGTGGTGTCGTTTATTGTTGGGTACGCCGGCACGGCTGTTTCAGACTACATTGCAAAGCGCAACCCAAAGTACGCAGCCTGGCGCGAGAAGCGACGCGCCGCGAAGGAAAAGGCGCAGATTGAACTGGACGCCATCAAGGAAGCTATGCGGCTCGATAAAGAGGAGCACAAGCGCAAGGTGCATGAGCGAGCACTGGAGATTAACCGTGGCATCAAACAACGCAAATAAGGCAAAGATACGGCTAAAGCTGAAACACTACAGCGACGAGCTATACTACATGGTAGATGCGCTTAAGATGATGGATGAGATGCTACAAAGAGACGATGGCACACAATCTGTCTATATCGCAAACGCAATGAGTCATATTGATAAAGCATCTGACAGCCTACACAAGGCAGCTAAAGATATTGAATCTAAAATATAAAGGTAACGAATGAACTACAACACACCAAATCTAAACCAAGAAACTAACGACAAATGGGCGCAGTTCGACACATTAAGTGATCACTTGCGCGGACATTGTAAGCACCAAACGGAAGAGAGTATGGCAGAATACAAGAAACATATCGGGCAAGGTAATGACATGATGGTAGACCAGCTGGCATTACCACGTGAGAATCTGAAGGGTTATAGTCCAGAACCACACGAGGACTTTACCGCACCAGAAAGCGAGCCAGTCCAAGACGCATTGTTTGAAATGCAAGAGGTTGTAGACGGCCTCCCAGAAGAGGAGCTACAGACCTACAAGGATCAGATGCTTGCAGAGATTAGCGACCGCGAGGCCATTGTGGACGCGATCAACCGCCGGCTTGATACTGTGCAGGCACAGCAATACACACGCGGTGTGCGTACCGCGATCACCAAGCAAGTGAAGATGTAATGTACAAATACACAATCATGTTTCGCCAGCGCCAACGCGAAAAGCCACGAGAGTTTGTGACTAAAGCGGAAGGCGCTCGCGAAGCGCTCAAAAAGCTTGAACAACAAAAGGGTATGATTTTCTCGTACCGCATAACAAACGTAGAAAGGATCAAAAGTGCTTGAAGACCTAAAGAGCAACGACGGCGAAGACAGCGTAAAGACTGTAGACCAAGCAGTAGCGCTGCTTGGTGAGGTGCAAGACTGGCTTATCAAAGAGCTTGCGCGGCCGCAGTATTACCGAAAGCAACTAGCTGAAGCAATCACAGATATTGAAAAAGCTATAGACTTAACAATTGATTATGGCGAGAAGATGGGAGAGTGGGAGTGAAACAGCAAATACTCGAAATACTCGACAAATCAACCAATAATGGCATGAAGGCAGACGAGATTATGGAGATTACCAGGAAGTGGCTCGTAGAGAATCTAGACGATATTCTTTATGACGGCAAAGACGGTGATATTAATGCGCCAGCCTTTATCGACGATATAAAGATATTTATGATTGGCAGATTGAAATAACAGAAAGTAAACCAAGGAGGATTTTTAAATGGAGAATAAATGGCGAGGCAGCGCACTATGCGCACAAACAGACCCAGAAGTTTTCTTTCCGCAAAACAAAGCATATGTGGATGATTACAACGGGTACGACAACTACAATGCAGCACGAAAGATTTGTGCAGAGTGCCCAGTAAAAGGTGAGTGTCTAGCTGATGCGCTGATGACTGGCGATGTAGAGTACGGTATGCGAGGCGGGCTAACACCACGCGAGCGTATGGGTATTTTAGCGACGAAGGTAGCGATGTATGAGTAAAGACTATATAACCACACTAGAGTTGATCGATGAGCTAACAGCGGCTGGGTTTCGGGCACACCTACAAAATAAGCCCCATGGAACGTTTGTAGAAGTGTATGATGATGCCTGGGACGCCGGCAGTGTGCAAGTAGATAAGGTATATAGTATGGAGGTGACAACTAACGCAGCGCCAGACTATCGGAAATATCTACTTAATACCTTGTATAGATACGCATCAACCCCGCTAGATAAGCGAGATGAGCCGCTGTATAAAATCGGCATCAAAGATACTACACTATATCTCATACATATCAACAATAGAGAGATGACAGTTACCGAAAACGAAAAGGCTGCCAAGGCCTATAGAAAAGCAGAGGCAGACGACATTATCGACTCTCTAAAAGAACGCGGCGTAACCGCGCTTGCAAAGGAAGTTAAAAATGTTACTAACTAAATACAAAGTGCAAGAGCTGATAGAAGGTGTCGAAATTGACATGGACGATGTAGAAGCCAAGACAGCAGCTTTTGTTACAGAATTTGACGACGACAGCGTTACGCTTGTGTATGCTGCTGTTGAAATATTCAAAGATAAAATATTAGACGAATTGGGGAGGCTATAGATGATCCAAGACGTAAACAAAGCCACTGGCGAGCTAGTAGAATTAGATGCTAGCACGCCACAGTCTGCCGCTATCGCCTATGAATATCTTACGCAGATGGAAGCGATGGCACGGCGGATGAAGCAGCGTATCAAAGAGGATATGCTGGTGCGTATGGGCGATGATGAAGAGCTGGACGCCGGCAACGGTTATGTCTTTAAGTTCTCTAGTCGCGCTAGTAAGTATGTATACCACAAGCCAACGCTCAAAAAATACCTGGATGAGGACGCTATGGACTCCATCAGTGTTGTTGACGTGAAGGCGGCAGACAAGCTTGTAAAAGAGCTTAAAGAGTCCGGTGTGCTGAGCGATGAGGATATTCAAGAGCTAAACGACGCCAAGTATGTAGAAAACTACACAAGCGTATTTAAGCTGGAGGTACAGTAATGCATCTACGACTATTCAAAAAGCGAATCAAACAGTCGCTGAACTGGAAAAAACTACCAAGCAACCTTAAGCCTAGATATATTCTAGAAGAAATGGAGAGCTATGCAGAGAAGGCCAAAAAGCGCAAAAGCAGAGGCAAGCATACACGCACGAGTAGCGGATCACATCAAGATTAAGTGGCCGTTTGTGGTATTCCATACAGACTATGCGGCTGGCCTTAAGATGACTATAGGCCAGTCCGCACAGAATAAACGGCTACAGAGCGGGCGTGGTTATCCAGACTTAACGATACTAGAGCCTGTGAACGGCTTGCACGGCCTTCTCATCGAGCTAAAGCGCGAGGATGTGCATTTGTACGCCCGTAGGAGCGGCAGCAAGGTACGAGAGGGCGACTATAAGGTGCGTAAGGCTGGTGACTGGGCAAACAGACACTACGAAGAGCAGGCAGCTATGCTGCTGGAGTTACTAAAGCGCGGCTACTATGCTACATTTGCTTGCGGATACGATGAGGCGGCAGGAATCGTTGATAAATATCTATCTGGGGGTATACATACCAAGCACCGGTTTGAACTGGTACAAGAGTATGAGATGGTATTTGAAAACTACAAAATAGACACCAACAATAACGAAGAGGTATTTTAATGACACCAGGGCAAAAGCGAGCCAAAAAGCTGCTAGATAGCGACCCTAACTACTACAAAAAGATAGCAGAAAAATCAAAACAATCACAAAAACGGTACAAAATGAACACAAAAAAGGCGACGATTGCGGCATGGAAGCGGTGGCATAAAGATGAGCCGCTGCCGGAGTGGATCGAGCAAATGGCTGAATAAAACCAGCCATTTTGCTTGACTTATGCACGACGTTGATATACAATAGAAACGTAATATAAAACGAAAGGACAAAAGCATGGCTGAAACACAACAGCTAAACCTTTACCAAAAGCTTGCCAAGATAACTGGCGAGATTGGGGTTATTGCCAAAGATGGTAATAACCAACAACAAAAGTACAAATATATCGAGTACGAAACCATCGCTGGTAAGTTCCGTGAGCTTTTCAGCAAGTATGGTGTCGTGCTCATTCCAAGCATGGTCGAGCAGGAGCGTAGCGCTATTACGACTAGCCGCGGCAGTTCTGGTGTAAGCACTGTATGTCACTTTGAATTTACAGTGGTAAACGCCGACAAGCCAGATGATCGTTTTGTCGTTAAGTGGCAGGGCGAGGCAGCCGACTATGGCGACAAGGCTACAAATAAGGCAGCCACAGCAGCGGTTAAGTATTACTTGATGCGCCAATTCAACATTAGTAGCAAGGGCGATGAAGACCCGGACAGCCAGACGCCAGAAGTTACGGCAAAGCAGCAAAAGCCAGCAATGGCTAGCGTGCGCCAGATTACAGCGGTAAGCAAGCTGCTCGCAAATAAGGGTGTTACAAACGGTGAGGATCGCAAAGCTATCCTGGGTGCTGCTATCGGCGGCAAAGGTGCTGTGCTTGATCCTAATAAGATTACAGTAGTTAAGCTCAAAGAGGTGGAGAACCGTATCAACAACGCTACACTCGACCAGCTGCTAGCATCAATCGATAAAAAACCAGAGCAACCGGCGGTAGATGAGTTTGACGCGCCAGTTGATTTTGATAACATACCGGAGTTTTAAGAATGGTAGACAGTAGACAATGTGCGGATATGGCAAAGCGGGTATTAAGTATGTATACTGAACCCCTTCCATCCCCAAAAAGTAACGTAAACGTCCAAATAAAGCAGTTTAAAGACGGTAAATGGGGTTGGGTGGTGTATGATGGCTCGCTGGAGCTTTCGCACTCCACACGGCCTTATGAGACGAGCCAAGAGGCCTCAGATGGCGCTGTACGGTATTTACACTACCTTGGCCGGCACGTCCTTGCGGCGCTTGGCTACACAAACAAAAAAGCATCATATCACGGTAACTACTCGGAGAAAATCTAATGACTATCACAATCGATTTTGTAAAGCTGTTTGTGTGGTTTTACCTCATCTGTACTGTTATCACAGGTGTAACCTATACATTTAAAATTCTAAAAGCAGAGTCTAAAGGTGAGGCTATAGGTAACGCTATTGGCGTTATCATCATAGCCATTGCTACATACCTGCTTGTAAAAGCTTATCTGTAGTTTTCCACAGGTAATGAACAAAGCCGGCAATAATGTCGGCTTTTTCTATTGCATTATGCACGACGCTAGCGTACTATAGAAACATAAAGGTAAACAGAAAGGACACATAGCTTTGACTATAAAAGAACAAATACGTTATGGCTTGCTGTATACGTCGCGTTTTATGCACTATGCACATGTAGAAGATAAAGACGGCGTGCTTTATTTCAGGTCGGAGGGCGAGATTGTCGACATGTACGACTATGCCGACGCCGCCAAGCAGATAGAGGCCGAAATGGACGAGCACCATCTAAATAAAGCCACGGTATACGTGGACACAGAAGAACATTTTACCGTTATCAGAGGCTAGAAATGGGAAACCCCTGCTGTCTTCTACATCAGCAGGGGTTGAAAAGAGGGTAAAGTGGTTGTGGAAACCAAGGTACTTGGAAGGCCGAAACCCTCCACTAGCTCAATTATAGCACATGACTATTTCAAATCAATAGAAAGCCCCGCCGGAAACACAACAAAACGGCGGGGCGTGTGCCTGGTTGGAGAAAGGACGAGACAACCAGGGCTGCGACGTACCCATAGGGGGGCGAATAACTCAAACGTCGTACTTCTATTTTACCAATGGCAGTGTGATATACACAACTACTTGATATGGAAAATAGACTGGATAGCTTTTACAAGCCATTGCACCATACCATGGATGGATACAAGCAGCTTGCGGTTCTCCTCTGCCTTATCGTCCTCTTTAGCTTCTGGCTCGGCTGGAGTCTCTGGCGTTTCAGGCTCAGGGACAGCGGCACGGTTTTGGCGCTCAGCTTCTGCGGCCTTGGCCTCTTCTGCTGCTTTAGCTTTTGCCTCTGCTTCTGCACGGGCTTCTGCCTCGTGAGCTGCTCTGGTCACAGCCTCTTGGCGTTGTCTGTACTCCTCAGAGGCCAGCAAATCGCGCTCAATTGCGCCGTAGTCCCAACCTTGGGCAATCTGCCCTCGGTAATGCTTTAAGCCTTCCTCGTCCGCCTCACGGCCTAATACGCGCTGGTAGATGCGGTTAATCTCATCTATCTGGCTCTGGATAGCCTTACGGCCAGCCTCAGCCTCTTCGTCTCGTCGTTGGCGCACAATGCGGCCCTCTTGTGAGTTAGCCAAATCATCTTCGATTTGCTGCCAGTTCCACCCGGCGTCAATCTGCTTAAGGTAGTGGCTCTTTGCGCCTTCGTCTACCTCGCGGCCAAGTACCTTGTGGTACAAACCGTTAAGGTGGTTAATCTCTGCGCTGCGGTCGCGGGTGCGTACGATATTCTCAACATAGCTACGTACACGGTAAATGTTGTAGCCACCAATGCGCCATGGTGCATCGATAGGTGAGACATTGGCGCTGTAGACAGTGCCTACACCGTAATCAGCAGTGCGTTGGCCACTAGCGCTTACATTCTCCTCGAACACAGTACCATCGCCCATGTAAACGCCAATGTGGCCGTAACCGCCACCATCGTATGGCCAGACGATAATATCGCCACGCTTCAGGTCACCGACACGATCAGCGATACCTTGTGCTACAAGAGTGTTGCCAAAGTCTTTAGCGTCACCACGGGCGGCAAATGGCGCTGGTACGTTCTCGCACATCTCAGCCAAAAACCACTTGATGAGGCTAACACACTGCCCAGTTAGCACACCTTCGGTGTTGTCAGACAGCCCAGCAGGGAAAAAGATGCCAATGCGCTTGCTTGCCCAGTCTTGTGCGTTTGCATCTACTGCCATTATTTAGCCTCCGTGGTCTCGTCGTCAGCGTAGAAAGCTTTGTACAGGCCCTCTGCCGCGTTCCAAGCGTAGCTGATAGCACCGCTCCAGGTAGCAAACAGGCCCATGCTTGGCAGAAAACCAAGGTCAAAAAGCTGCTTCTCAAGCCCAGGTACAGCCAGTAAGCCAAGCGCTGCGGTCAATACAGCGAGTACGACTTGTAGGCCGGTACGAACTGCGCGCCCAAGTTTAGTGTGTTTGTTAAGTAGTTGTTTTGCAAATTCCATTGCAAACCTCCGTTTAATTAAATTGTTATGCAATTAGGTTGGTGGTCGATTTTGTATAAACGCCTGTACGCGCCGTTCTGCTCGCTTGGATACTTCCAGGCAATCCATGATGTTTGATTACCGGAGTTATCTTTAGTGTCCACGCAAGCTAACACGGGGCTTTGGCCATCTGCGCCGTTCGCCCCGTTTAGTCCGCTCAAGCCTGCTGCGCCAGTCGCTCCTGTCGCTCCGGTAGCTCCAGTCTCACCCTTACACTTACCGTTCGCACAGTACCGCGCCACGGCTGCGGCTACCTGCTCGTCAGATGCGTTTTTACCGTCACTCCCCTTACAATTCCCGCTTGCACAATATGATGCTACAGCAGCAGCTACTTGTGCGCTAGTGGGCGACTCTGAACACTTATTGGTGATACAGTAGGCTTTAACCGCCACAGCAATCTCTGTAGCGGTTGGGGCTCTACCGTCTGCGCCGTCTTTACCGGACGTTCCAATAACCGAACCGACATTGCGGGCCTCGCCGTCGGAGTAGTAGACGACTAGATTGCCGTTTTTGTCTACTTGGGCGTTAGTGATGCTAGTAACTGGCTTTTCTACCTTCGCACCGCCACTGATAGTGACAGACTGGCCAGGCTGGAGTGTAAGGCTTTTAAAGAGGGTGTAGCCGCTAAAGGCCAGGCTAAATATCATGGCCACTGATAGCGCTTTAAGTAGCTTATCCCTTTTCAACCACTCTACGGCGTGTCGTACCTTGCTCATCGTAGCAGCCCCCCACTCCCCCTGCTCAGTAATGCAATAGCAATGGGAATAAATGAGGTGATCACAGCACCGACTACGAGGCGAAACAGCCAGCGGTTGCGGTCTCTCGCGTCCGCTGCGTCCGCCTTCAAGTCTTTAATCTCGCCGTTAAGCTCGCGTATCTGCGATTCAATGTCTTTTTTGTACAGGTCAAGTGCATAGATTGGCACAAAGTTACCCTCTTTGCGCGCCTCGTGCTTTTGTATGGCGTCGTCTATAGCCTCTTTAACCTCGTATTTATTCATTGGCTGTAGTTCGCTCATCGTTTGGTGTACTCCATGATAACTAGGGCTGTGCCATCCGACCGGGTATTGTAACGGAGTTGTTGCACACCGTTATAGACTGCGAGCTTTGCTTGGAAGTACTGCAAGTTCGGGGCTGCCGGGTTGGTGTAACCGTTCGGATAGCGCTCACCATTAGCCATGTTAAGAACAGCATCAAAATTAATGAGGCTATCCACCATAGCAAATGTACCGTCGGCAAAGCCATTTTCTGTGCCATTGCCAACTGTGTTAAATCTGAACACTTTGCGGTAGATTGGCTTGCCGTCGATAAAGGTTTTGTTGGTGTTAATTTCGCTTGTGGAATACTTATTTTCATTGAATTGCGTCCAATCTATTGCGTTGCGGCCGATACTGCTATCGCCGTAGCCCTTAAAGTTGATTGATTTATCTTTCATGAAACGGCCGTCAACAAAGCCCGGTGACGCAAAGTCGCGAATATCGATACACTTGGCGTGGGTGATCTGCGTAACGCCGGCGTCCACGCGCACCTTGGATAGCCCAATAAATGGGTTACCAGCGCCCACTGCGGCTTGAATCTGGCTTTCACTAGCGCCTTGTGGGTTGCTTGATGGCGTGCCTTGTACAACCATAAGCTTGCACATGTTGTTACTATTGTTAGTCACACCCGTTGATGGCGTCACCTTCATGTCGACGTAAAGCACCACAGTATCGATACGTGGGTTGCTCGTGTTAGTGGTTGGTATAGTTAGGGTCTCTGGCGCGTCTAGTCCACAGTAGACACGGTACATCTTACCACCACTGTTGCGTGGTAAGGCTGCAATACCGCTATCTACCTTTACAGACATGCCTGGAGTGTCAGTAGGCGTCACTACGAGGCCGCCGATCACATCACCTTGGATATGCCAGCTAAAGCCAATCATGTGGCCGTACTCGTCTGTTTTGCCTCCGTCTCGGTTAAATACAAGTCTTGTCATTATGTGTAATCCTTTCAGTTTATATTGTAGTCAAAATATTGATCTTCAGCGAGCCCCTACCAGCAGCGTACAGGTAGAATTTACCGCGCCATATGCCATTATTGCGCCTGTTGCCGTCTAACACGATCTGCCAGCGCTGCACGCCGTCTATTGGGCGTAATCGCTGCACGTGATGATCTACTGATCTTTCAGCTTCGTGCGTCTCAGATTTGACGACAAGGCGGTATACGAGGCTACGCAACTCGTCCTTGTCTGATTCTTTTGGCACAAAAGTAACGTCTATCACTTGATCGTTAAACCCGACATTGTCTAAATCAACGTCCCACCTGTTACCACTCTGCACGATACTTGTGCGCACACTGTCGCTACTAAAGCCCTGCTGGCCTAGCTTTATCTCGTCGCGGAATCGACGCAAAGCATTGATACGCTGGTAAAGGCGATTAGCCGTCATCATATCTAGCCTAGACATGCTCTACCACTCCTACCTCTACATTATCGTTTGCTACTATGTATACTTTCATACTCACGGTTTGCCCGGCCGTGCCAGTCACGCCTACTAGCCACTCAACCTGGTTTGTACGGTTAGACACGAGCGGTAGAGGCTGCACAATACGCTTAAAGAACTGGCCAAATGGCTTTGTCTTCTGGTCTGTCTCGTATACGAGCGTGCCATCAGGATACCGTGCCTCAAATATAATGTCGGCAAAAAGCACGTCACTATGTTTTGCGGTGGCTGTTACACGTAGGAATTTAGCACCAGCATTGCCAAACTGCCCACCTCTAGGTAGTGGCCCTTGCCAGTCAGCTACAGCGTTGGTGCTATTTTCGGTAAAGCGCAAGTTGTCGCCACTTATTATCTGCGACTCTTTAATCTCGGCCATCTCTGTCTCTAGTTCGGACAATATAGCCTCCAGCCTCTCGCTCGGCAGCTCGCTCATTCTCTCAACTGTCATTTTACGTTTACCTCTATATAACCAGCACACGTACCGCGCACACGCACCTTAAGACGGACGCGGCAAATGTTACCGGTGTTTAATATAAGCGTTTTCCATCGTGTTTTCAGCGGGTCGCCAGCCAATGACTCGTCAATCTCCATGAGTTTGCGCACGGTTACGGCCGCACCGTCGCTGTCTTCGTAGTATAAACCACCCTGTATCGAGCTATATTGCGGAAAGCTCCACGCTTCCTGATTGATCATGCCCATGTACATAAACATGTAGCCGTTTACGATAGGCTGCGTCTGTGAGCCATTACCAGTAAACGTTACCGTAATCTCTCGTGAGCCATTAGGAATTGTGCCATCGTAATCCCATGTACGGCCCGTCTCGCTCTCATATGTACGCACACCACTCTTACCAGAGGTAGGCTGCGTATACTTTAACTCTCTAAAGTCAATCTGGAGTTGTCTCAGCTCCTCAAAAAGCGTGTTTTCAGACAGCCTATCAAGTCTAGTCATCGTCTTGATCCTCTTGGATCTGCGGCACTGTAAAGTCGTCCAAGTACACTTCTATTTGCTCTTCAAAACCGTTGTCGTCCAAGTGTACCTCAATCTTTTGCACCTGGTACACCTTATTTAACCCCTCAATCATACTGTGGCCGCTTGTGCGCACAGGTATGTAGTCACCAACTTTGATGTAGTTTGTATCAAACTCACGCCCGGTTACAGTGATCTTTGGAATCTCAAGCATGGTAGAGTACTTGGCTACGGCTGCGGCGGTGTTTTGGTTTAGTGTGTTTTGTTCTTTCACGCTGTTAAACGTCACCACCTTCTCACGTGTGTAGTAAGCATTGATGCTCAACGGGTCGCTCTGCACTGATACGATTTGGTCATCGCCGAACCCAGAACCGAGCCCCCAGATTTTGTTGTACACACTAGTAGCCGAACGTTCGATGGTAGCGCTTTTTACGTTACCTTCAGGCCCTCCAACGACAAATTCAATGTCGGTACGTAGCGAGCCAAAGGTAGGCAGTGTGTAAAATTTCTTGTCTGGCGTGACTCTTACGTCAAAATTGCCATCGATAAGGTTGGTAAGCTTCAGTATCTTATCTTTAACGTCAGCACGCTTGTATGTGCGGTCACGTAGCTTGCCAGTGAGATACTGCCCGTCGTGCGGCACTTCAATGCCCATATCGCCTGCACTATCGCTCTGGACACGGCGCACAAGGTCAAGCGCAATCTCTGCGGCGTCTGTCTGGCGGTACTCATTAGTTACCAAGCGGTCTTTTAGCATGTTAAGGTAGCCGGTTACACGCACTTCAATGTCAGCCTCTTGGTCGATCTTGATAGTGGTAGACGTAACTTGGCCGCCTACAATATATACACCGTTACGCTTTACTCGTACGTCTGTCTGCAACGGGTAAAGCAGAGACTGCGGAGGTGTGCCGATACTAGCACAGTATCGCTCAAACTCGTGTAGGTCTACCATAAACTCGATAGTGTCAGCTTCGTTGCGCTCGGTAGAGTAGCGCCGGTTTTTACAGAGGTGGGTAATGTCTGCAAGCTTCTGGCCATTCTTGTGCCATAGCTCAAATGCATACTCGCTGCCATGTTTAAAGTCCATGCTATACCCCCATGAAACCGTTACGCCACTCAACTGTAGCTATTACTGTGTCTGCGCCACTTGCGCTCTCAAGCCTAAATACATTATCGCCTGGCTGCAAGCTAAAGAACGTGCTTTGGTCGCTCAGCCTGTCAAAGATATTACCGCCGTTTAGCAGCACGCTACGGGTGCGGGTATCAATGACAACCTCGCTACCTTCAGGCGCGCTAAAGCCAGACAGCTGCACAAGCTTGCCGGTAGTCACATTAATCAGCGTTGGGTCAGTCATACTGCCCTTAAACTTGATCACAGGCTTAACTGGAGTGTTACCGTTGTTACGCGCCGTAACCTCGCCACTACCAGCCTGCCAGCTAACAGGTAGCACGTATGGGAATATGTAACCGCCACCACGCTGCTTGCCAACCTGTATAGATAGCGCTGTGCCGTCGGTGTTGTCGTAAATAACAGGGTCAGGGCACAGAAACTCAAAACGAAAGTCGGAACTGTTGATTAACCGGTCAAAGTCCATCTCGGAATCTGTCAGGTGGCCATTTACCAAGTATGAGTTACCAGCATTGGTAATCAGCTCAATAGCGATCGATCTTTGCCGCACGGCCGCCATAATCTCTTTGCGCTTCTCTTCTAGTTCCGCTTCGTCCTCGCCGAATATACGCCCTTGTATAGACACTTTGCGCATACCATAGAACTGTGAGGCGACGTAGCCGCCGTCTCTCTCAGTCAAGACGGCGCTACTCGTACGAATCTCGGGAATAGCAAAACCTTTTACTGTGTCTATGTAAAATCTACTCTCCCGATCGTTAATTACAAAGTTGTTTAGTTTAATGATCATCCTCTTGCTAACCTCCAGCCGATTTGCTCGATTACATTGTGCGCATCAACGTCGTTGTGTACTTCCATGTGTTGTATTGTAACACCGCCGCCACCGCCTCGGCTATTCCGGAAAGCGTTGGCTGTTTGCGTAGCAGTGTACACGTCAGCGCCCTTTGGCAGGTTAACCAGCTCAGGGCCGCGCTCTCCAACCAGTGTGACACCACCGGCGTAGTTCTTCGCACCGAAAGCGAGGCGAGGCAAGCCGATGTGAGGTATACCAGGAATGTGCACGCCAGGTATTTTGTTGATGATGCCGGCCGCGCCGTTGATCATGCTGATAAAGCTGTTAAGGCCGTTTTGCACCATACCAATGATGCCGTTGACGACACCACGGATAGTACCACCGATCATGCTACCAGCTACAGTACCGATTGGGCGGAAAAAGCTCGCAATAGCGTTGTACACGCCGCTAGCTACGCCAATGATGCTGTTTAATGCACCAGATGCCGCATTAGCTGCCCAGCCGAATACAGCGCCAAAGAAATTACCGACACCAGAGAAGATGCCCCGGATTTGATTCCAGACGCCACCGAAAAAGCCAGCGATAGGTGACCACACGGCCATAACTACTGATGAGGCTACTTGAAAAACGGTTTGGATAAAGTTAGTCACAGCCTGGAAACCAGCAGAGATGCCGCCCCACAAAGCATTTAGCACGGCCATGATCTGGTCTTTAAACGTTATCACAAGCCCGATAAGCAGTGAGAACGGCCAGAACATGATGGCAAGGATAGTCGGGCCCCAGTTTTGCAAGAAAGCAGTCACATTGTTAAAGGCCGTAGTAATAGCCTGCCACACGTTACTCAGCGCTTGACCAATACCATTAAAGATACCAGTAAACCACTCAACCATGCCATTCCAAGCTGTTTTGATCCACTCGACAGCGTTACTAAAGATATGAAAATGCTGTTCAAGGTCAATAAGTAGTGGAATAACAATGGCAATCACAGTTACAATGAGCCCGATTGGGTTTTTACTAATGACGCCAGCCAAGTACTGGAAAGCACCTCCGGCTTCCTTAACTTTAACAAATAGGCCACCGAACCAGCCTATAACCTGATTGATTTTTAGCGCTATAAACAGGGAGGCGACATAAGAGATAATAGGCGTAAGCGCCGTAAGGGCTGCACCAAATGCCTCGATGACGCCAGAGTTTGCAAGCTCTTTGATGATCTTTGTAAGGGGAGGCAGCAGCTTCATACCAATATCAGTGCCGACAGTCTCTAGTGTACTTTTCAGGTTGTCTAACGCACCGTTAAAGCCGCTATTCTGCGCCTTCGCCAAGTCCATAGCAGCACCAGAACGGCCCACAGCCTTTGACATGTCATCATATGACTTACCGGCTGAATCAGCCAGGAAGGCGGCCGCACGGAAGGCGTCAGTGCCAAAGATGGTAGCAAGCGCTTGCTGCTTCTGCTCTTCAGAGAGGCCCTTAAGCCCGTTTTGGAGATTTTGGGCGAGCTGCCGCATACCAACGAACTTACCGCTAGCGTCGTAAGCGTTAATACCCAACTGATGCATAAGATTGGCAGCCTTTTTGCTCGGGTTAGCCAAGCTGATAAGCATGGTCTTAAGTGACGTACCAGCGTCAGAACCTTGCATACCGCGGTTAGCGAATAAGCCAAGGGTGGTTACTGTGTCCTCTAATGACACACCAAACTGGCTAGCAACAGCAGCGGACTGCTGGAGTCCTAGAGAAAGGCCACGAATATCTGTAGCGGAGGCGTTAGCACCGTTAGCGAGAACGTCAGCAACCTTGCCGGCGTCGCTTCCTTTCAATTTGAAAGCGTTCAATGCTTGGGCTGCGATAGTAGCAGCGTCTGCCACGTCAATCTGGCCTGCTTTAGCGAGTGACATGACACCCTTTGATGCGGCTAGCGTATCATTAACCGACAAACCAGCCTTTGATAGCTCTGTCATCGCGTTTGCGGCGTCTCTAGCACTTACACCAGGCAGAGATGCATCTTGGCCTAACTCACGTGCTTTAGCGGCCACCATGGCCATCTGCTGCGCTGTAGCACCAGATACTGATTTGAATATGTTCAAGCCTTGCTCGTAGTCGCCTGCCATCTTCACAGAGGCTACACCGGCAGCTAACGCACCAGCGCCCACAAGCTTCATAGCCGAACCAACAGGCTCTAGGTGCTTTTTAAGCTTCCCAGAGGCGGCACTAACCCTGTCCATCTCTTGGGTGGCTTGGTCTCGTGCCTTGATAATGATCTGTATAGTATTAGCCATGGTTGTTTACGCTACTATTCTGGCGCATTGCCTTTTTATTCTCGTACTCGCTCCGCTTGTCTTCAAGATAGAATATCTTCATCATGTAGTTCACCTCTGCGACCGGCTCGTCGTCCATCTCTTGGGCGGTTAGCCCAAACTCTTTACGATAACGCCGGCGAGTTAGCAAGTCCAATGTGGCTGCTTCCTTCGCCGGCCTATCGTAGTAAATGACGCGCTCCAAGTCGCTAACTATTTTGGGTCAGTAGCACCAACCGCCGCAACAATCACTTGTGAGGCTGCGGACACTGGCAAATCGTCCAGGTCATCAGCTTCTGCGTCTACTAGCTCACCGTTAAAGACGATCTTGCCACCCACAAAACCCTTTTTGACCATAGGCAGCAACTGCGCTGTCTGGTCGTCGGTTAGCTCGCCGTCTGCGCTAGCTTCGCCCTGGAAGTTGCGTAGCTCTGGCAGCTGCTTCATGGTTAGTGGCGCAATCTCTACGTAAGCATCCTTCCATAGCTTGCCGTACTTGTCGGCTAGCATGGCTAGACTTACTTTGGTTGCAAATTGTTGTGATAAACGGCCCATATTGGTTGGTGTCCTTTCCTATTTGATTTATTAGTAACTTGCGGTGCTATTCACCAGCTCCGCCTCAATCTGCGTACCGTTAGCAGCAGAGAAGAGGCCTTGCACGGTAAACTTCTCCATAACAACGTCATCGAGCCCTTGGTCGCGCTCCCACTCAGAGATAACGACAGCAGGCAGGGTAAACTTAAGCGAAGGGTTTTCATCCTTGGCTGTACCGATCTTGTCGTCGGTGTTCACCATTGAAAGCTCAAGCGCGTACTTGGTGTTTTTAAGCGAGGCGTCCTTAAGTGTGTTGTCACTGTAACGGCGCTCGCACTCAAAACTCACGTCAAATGCTTTGTTGTGAATCTCAGCAGGAGTGACACTACCAGCCTCATAGTAGGCCTCAGTGTTACGCTCAATCTTCACCTTCGCGCTCTTGATCGATACGCGTGGTGCGGCTGCAAGGCCGGCTTTGTTGGCGGCCATCTTCAGCTGGCAGTACTTGCTGGTAAACTCTGCCTCAGACTCCACAAACGTGACGGTGCTTGTAGCAGGCACGCCGCGGCGGCCGATAAAGTCAGCGGTGTACTTCACATACTCACCGGTAACAATATCAATTTCAAGGCTCTTAAGGCACGACAGCTCGTACTTAAGGTCGGCAGCTGGTGACTTTTCAAAGATAGTCAAGCTTGGCGACAGGTTGCTATTAAGGCGGGTAAAGTTATGCTTGAACGTACCAGCCTTTGCGCCAGCAGCGCTCGTAACTTGCCCAAGGGCTGCAAGCAGGATAAGCCCAAAGCTTTCTACTTGGATCTTGCCCTCAATCTTGCCCTCGCTCCAAATCTGCGTAACGATGGCGTCGTTGTTCAGATCGATCACGCCCATGGCGCTGTTGTTAAGTGCACTCTCGTGCTTGTCTTGTAGGTCAGCGCTCAAGTGTGGGATCCAGTGAGCTGCGGTAGTGGCTGCTGTGCCACGCGTAGTCTCTTTGGCGATCCCATAGCTAATACGCCGACCGATAAAGTCGATATTTGCCATTATTTGGCCTCCGTGTTACTGTTATCATCTGATGTATCAAGCTCAGCCTCAACAGGCTCAGCCTCTTCAAACGTTTCTTTGATCATATTATCAAACCTTAAAGCCGCCTCCTGTGCCGACGTAGCCTCAACGGTCTTGCCGGTCTCGGGGTTAAAGTAGATACGTTTTGGTGATTGGTTATTGTTCATGTTCATACTCCTACTTGATTATAAACAATTTGCTAGTTGCCTGTGTAGTGGTCGTAGCGCACTATAACATTGATAGTAGCCACTAAAGCCATCACTGGCTCAGTTGCCACGCTCCAGCCAGCAGACGTTGGCACAACGCCTAGTACACGGTCTTTACCGCGGTGTCGTAGCCCGTCTAAGTCTACCGTGTCGTCTATTGCGTCACGAATAAGCCCAGACAGTGTGCGCATGTTCTTAAAGTCCTCTGCGCGCTTGCTCTCATCATCGTTCATAGGAATGATAGCAATGACGTTAAAGCCCTCACGCCGGTGCACTTCAGTGTTTTGCCCAAGCTCGGCCGGTGCGTCATCTGGCACGATCATCACAGCGGGGTAGCCCTGGTACTTATTCACTCCATCGTCGTAGTCCACAACCTCTGCAAACACAGGGTTGCCGTCCTCATCGCGGATGGACTTTACCACCTCTACTAGTTTGTTGCTGATCTTATTTTGCATGTTACGCCTCCAACTTACTTATTACGTTTGCTATAGCCCGCGCTGCGTACTCTTGTATTTGTGGCTCAGTCTCTTTGTATGTCTTCTCAATAAACGGCTGCGGCTGCGTACCCTTGCGAGCAATCGAGCGGGCCACAACGAAAGGTGACACATTACCAAGCTTGGCCCGTACCCACCGTTGAAAGTCTTCGTTCTTCCATGGCGGTATACGGCTACCTGGCTTGCGGCCCTTCTCGATTACTGGTGCGTACTTACTCAGCGGCGTAATCTTCGCCTCACCATTGCCGACAGTACGCTGGATATTGCCCGCCAGACGCTGTGTAACACCCACAGGGGCGTTTTTACGCATGGATCGCTGCACTATTACTGAACCATTAGCCAAGATGCGCTGGACAGCTCCAGAGGCTTCTCCACGCCATCTGCGGCCTAGCTGTGGTACGTTACCAGTATCAACCTTGATGTAGGTAGACATTACGCGGCAAGCTCCAGCACATAATGTGAGTGAGTCACATTGTCAAAATTTTCGTACGGGTTTAGTGCTTTGACGGCATAGTTGCGCCCAGACTGATCAGTCACAGTGTCGTTTACCTTGATCTGGTCAGTGTTGGCGTACATATCAAACGCTTTGTAAGCACTGATGTTGTACGCCACGCTGTTCTCACGGCTCATAGGCAAGATAGTACACGGCACGCCACTCATAACGGCTTGCGTCTTCTGTACCATCCCCTGCGTCTTCACAAGACGTTTGACGGTCACGGTATGACGTAGCATGTTAGCGCTAATCATACCAAGAACCTCACAAACGGCGCTAATAGCGTCTGTTCTTTCTTTGATACACTGTAGGTCTTCTGGTAGTTGCCCACACGCTCAGATGTGACTGTAGTGCCACCGCTGCTAATCTCCTGCATCATGCCACGAACCATAAGGATAGCGGCCATCTTAACGGCTGCTGGCACGTCTACAAGGCCATACGTGTAAGTAATATGGAGCTGGTCGTAGTCTGTACGCTCGTATTGGTCTTTGTAGCCCGTTGTAGATAGTGTGACACGGCCGGTCTTGCTGTCTATGCTGTAGCCGTGCACGTCAGTTAAATCAGCGTCTGTGGTCTCGTCGGTAATCCTACCTTGCTTTATCTTTGACACCTCTTTAATGTACACGTTGTCTAGGAATACCACAGGCCTGTAGTCCTGTATCTCTGTTTCTGTTTTCAATGACCCGAACCACACACCTGTAATGTCATACAGCCACTGTGGCAGCATGTCGATGTACAGCTGTAGCTCAGCATCTTTGTCGTTGCCGGTGATACCCAGCTGTTTCTTTATTTCGTCTAATGTAACTATTGCCATAGCTTTATTATCTCCTATAAACAGAAAAGGGGACAGCCTCCAGGCCATCCCCTTCGCAAGTCACAGCCTGTTGGCTATTTCTTGTCCTTGCCAGCACCCTCAGCAGGTGGCTGCTCGTCTTTACCAGCGGCTTCGGCTTCAGCCTTTGCCTTCTCCTCTGCTTCCATCTCAGTGAGAACCCTCTCGTATGGAAACTCTGGCTCATCCTCGAACACGGACAATTCCCACTCACGAGCGGCGTACTGGTCGCCAGCCTTGTAGCGGGCAATCAGTGCGTCCTTTTCAACTTGCCACTCGGCTTTGTGCTCAGCAATGCGAGCAGCCTGCTCTCGGGCTTCCTCTTGCTCGTGAGTCTCAACGATCTTGTACCGTGGCTCGCCGTCAAAGTAAACCTTTGTCAGCATGTCCAGGTAGTCAAGCTTTTTTTGGGTTACGTGGTACAGGTGGTCACCTGGTACGTAAACGTCCAAACATTCAGTGAATAAGATGTGTGCCATTTAGTGTGTCCTTTCTTTTAATTAAGCACCATTCACGCTAGCCATGACGAACCCGTCAGTGATCAGCGGGCTTGCGCCTGTTCGCTTCATCACACGGAGGCTGTTACGGCCACTCTCAAAGTCGCCGTTAGCATAACCAAAGTCAATGCGCACACCAGCAACGTCAGTGATCCAGAAACAGTTTTTGTTCACAAGCCACAGCTCGTCAAAGTTCATAGCAGTGCTATCAACCTCTACGAACGGAAGGCCAAGCAGCTTGTCGTATGGCAGGCCATCGCGAACGTCTTGGGTGTAGATGTAACGGCCCGTTGTGTCCTTGACAGTGTCAAGCTGCGTAACCAAGTTAGTGTTACCAATCCAGAAAGCGTTGCGGCGGTAGCTGATAGGCATAGCGCGGTAAGCTTTCTTCACAGCGTCGTAGTTAAGCGCTGCAACGTTAGCGCCAAAGTTGATCTTCTGGCCTGTTGGCAAAGCGCTCTTGCGGGTACGAATACCACGTGGCTTGCTCGTGCCGTCACCAGCCAAGAAAGCAATGTTCTCCTGGTAGGCAATCTCTTCAGCGAGCTGCTTGGTTAAAAGCTGCTCAACAACGCTAAACGCGGCTGCGTCCTGCTGAAACTCTTCAGTAAGAGGCACAATACCGGTAAGCTTTTTAGCGACAATGTCGAACCCAGAGAAGGTTGCTTTTGTCTTATTGTAGTTGGCCTCTTCAGCTGTCCAAGCTACTTGTGGCCGGCTAACTTGGCCAGGCACACGGAGGTTGGCAGGCGCGTTGCTAATAACGGTAGCAAACTGCCGAATAGGCGCAACGTCCACCATCTTCTCGACGATAGCTTTCTCAATGACAGTAGGCACGAGGTAACCACCGTCAGCCTGTGTGGTGACGTTCTGGCTGTCTGCACGGTAACCCATGCGGCGTACTTCTACGTCAATGTCGGCGTACTCGCGAGCAACTTCGCTGTCGATGCGGCGTAGTTCCTGCGTGTTACCAGTACGAACAGCGTTAAACCATGCACGGGTCTGTGCGCGGCCTCGGTCGCTCTCGCTCATTTCTTTGTTGTGCTCGGTCATCTTGGCGTGTCGGGCAGCACGTGCCTCAGCCTGCTTGCGAGCCTCTGCTTGGCGCTTTTCAATCTCTTCCGCCAATTGTTCCTTTGTGTAAGGCATATTTACTTTTATTCCTTTGTTATCGTTACTTTAATAACCTAATGACTCATCACCTTCATCTTCGGCCAATTCCTTTTCAAACTCTGCAATGATGCGCTCGGCCTCTTCATCGCTGATCGTCTCGGTTTCGTCTACCTGTGTGCTGGCGTCCTCAGTGGCCGCTTTATCTTCGGTAGCTTCTGCCGGGGCTTTCGGCTCAGCTTCAGCTGGCGTATCCTCTTCGGTTTTGGCTTCTGCTTTTGGTGCAACTTCGGTGGCTAGCTTTTCTTGGAGAGCTGCTAGCTGCTCTTGTAATGGTTTCATAGCTTCTGCTATTACCGCTTGTAGTTCCTCTTTGTTCATACGTGCCCCTTTTGGTTTAGCTGTTGTATTGTCGAGGGCTGCCTCAAGCTTGCGTGCTTCGCTGAAATAGCGTTTCATCAAGCCCCTTGCCTCCTCTTCAGATATACTACCATCATTAAGCGCACGAGTGGTAGCCCCTGTGTTAGAGGGAATACCAACCAGGCTAATCTCAAAGAGTTGGTTTTGGAGATACTCCAGCCCTTCGTTTACCAGGTTTTCGAACCCGACACTCCAGGTGCGTAGGAATCCACGCGACACCTTACCCCACGCCCAGTTACCGCCATACTCGCTCATGTCGTCTACGTCGAACTGCACAATAGCATCGTGTGCCCGCTCGTCAGGCACTGGAATAATCTCCAGGACACGGCCAATATTGCTTGCTGCGTCGCTGTAATGGTCGAGCTGCACAGTTGGGTTGTCCATGTAGCGCTTAAAGTCCCAGCCGTCAAACTTGAGGCTAGTGCCATAGCTGTCTACAGACTCATCAGTAAACCGGATACGCACGGTGTGGTTATCTTCATCTACTGATTGCGGTACGCTGTTACGTAAAATAATGTTCATGGTTTATCTCCTATACATATTCTAATTCTGATCCACTATCACTGGCAAGAGTACACAACGGCAGTTAGGGTGGCTTGGTGGGCCTACCATAGGCTCGTAGTCTACCTTAAGCGTGTGCGTTACAGGATTGCCTGCTTTGCTGGTTGTCGTCACCTCTAGCCTATCGCCTAGCTCCACAAACGGTTTGTTCAGCTCCACGATCTTGCCATTAAGGCTTTGGCAGAACGGGCAGGCGTCACCTAGCTTGGTGTGCCACTCTTTGCCGGTCACAATGTCTGAATCGTCCCAGCCGTATATGTCTGCCTGGCTTGCTGCTCGTACACTCTCGGTGCGAGCAATGCGGTCTGCTCGCTTGCTGCTCATGTCACCAAAGATGTTCTCAACACGGGCGCGTAGCTCATTGCGGCTCTCGCCCTTGTCGATACCCTCGGCTAGTGTCAGTAGTATCTGCTTCTGGCTCTCGTCATTAATGTCTACGGCGATCTTGCGTGCGCGCTGCTTCACAAACTCGGAGACGGCCGGCACGTCTTTAGGCGGCTTAAAGTTAGGCAGCTGTGCCCAGGCGTCTTTAATTTGCTCTTTCATCAGCTTGGTGTATAGCGGCATAAGTGCATCTTGTAGATTAATATCCCACTGGTCATCACTCATGATGAGCGCTAGCTGCTTGTAGACAGGGTCAATGTCACGCTTCGCCAAGCTACGGTTGCCGTCCTTAACTTCGTTCAGCTCGTCAATGACAGCCTTACGCTGCGCCTCAAAGTGCTTGCGGGCGGCCTTCCTAAAGCCAGCCTCGTATTTATCAAGCCTTGGCTGCATGTCTGCCACCCGCTTTTCACCTTGCTGGAATCTGTCAGCGGCTCGCTTCTCTACCCTCTTTTTTTTTTGACTTGCTGCGCGCTTAAGCATAACAGCTAGCTCTCGGCGGGCCCGTTTCTTGGCCTCTTCAGCGAGCTTTTTCTCGTCCTGCTCTTTGTTACCAGACTCTTTGTCTTCGTCGCTCTCAGACGCTTCAGGCTCTTTGTCTTCAGTCTTTGGCGCTGGCTCGCTCTCTTCGCTCTTGCCAATCTCTACGCGGCCAGATGGGCGATACAGCACGTCGCCACCTTCAATAGGCGGCAGGTCTAATGTCTTACGCACCTCATTAACCGTCATCCAGTTATTGATAGCTGCGGTGTTAGCGCTAGCTTCTACGCTCGAGTCGCTCGGTATAAAGTCTACAAAGGTAAGCTCTAGGCTTGGATCGAACGGATCAATCACGTACTTATTGATAAAGTTACAGAAGGCACGGACACGTGGCAGCAATGTATACTTAGCAAAGTGATACTCTGCCGCTTCCATGTTAGCCCTGTTAGCCGACGTGATCATACCAAGCAGCGCTGGAGACACACGAAACATCGCCAGTATCTCGTCACGGCTCAATTTGCGGCCTTCTAGAAAATCCATATCACGTTGGGTCAAAACGAATTGCTTAGCAGATGCGCCTCCACCAAGGATCATTGGTACATAAGCGTTTTGCCCACCACTGTAAAACTCGATAAGTTGCTGTTTTAGCCGCCTAAATGCAACGTCTGTCATCTGCTTTTCAGACTCGATGATCATACTTGGCCGTGCGCTGTTAGCAAAAAAGCGCTGGTTGTAGTCTACAGCCTTGTCGTCGGTGTCTACTGCGCCAGCTGCTGCTTGGATAACAGACATGCCATTGCGTGGGCTAGCTGGGTTAGGCCGGTAGTCACGGTAAAACTGCCGCTCTTTGTCTGTGTTCATCCAGTAGTAGTCACCATAGCGCATAATTTCGTCGCCGGTGTCTTTGTTGATCTTGTACTCTACAAGATGAGCAGGTAACACAGTAAGCGCTGCTGGTAGGCCTCGCATCTCTGTGTTTTCGCCTGTAGGCACAATGTAGCTCTCTCCGTTGATATTCAGGTAGCTAGCGTGTAGGTATAGCATCTGCATACCGTGCTGGCTGTCTGTTGGGCTTTGTAGCAAAGAGAGGATAGGGTGCTCGGTAATTGTGTTACGGTTGCCGTTCCTATCTGTCTTCACGAGCTGAAACTCAACACCACTGAAAGCTTCAGCGATAAAGTCGTTAGCAGCAAAAACCCAGCCTTTGTTGGCTGTGACTTGGCTTGCTTTGTCTTTGTACTCTTTTATTTTGCCACCTTGGAATGATGGCATACCAGCGTTGTACGAATATACTCCGCCGTCATCGCTCAGGTAGTTGGCGCGTGATTCCGCCGGCTTCTCTTGCCGGTTTAGTACTGCGTCGTACACCCTTTGCAATAATCCTTTGTTATTGGTCATTAGCTTATCATCCTATTATTGTTAATAGCGAATCCAAATATCGCCCTCATCCTCATTAGATATACCCATACAGATACTCCAGAATGAGTCACCATGTCCCTCTGGAGACTCGAGCGCTTGCAAAGCGTTGTCTACCATGAGGAGTTGGCTCGTCTGCCTTTGCTCATTGATCAGGTTGATACGGTTGTTGGTTATGAGCATGTCCAGGTTAGCGGCCATCTTGGTCTGGTTTTTGGCGTTTAATGTTACCGGCTCCATAACAGGGTTTAGTAATCCCTGCTCAGCAAATCCCTCAAATTCAGCCCTAGTATTATCATAGTACAGTTTGGAGACATTGAATAGTTCGCATATCTGGTTAAGCTCTTTGTACTGTTTCTCATATTGCCAGCCATCCATCCAGAATGAGTATATTTGCCGGTAGCTTATTATCTCGTCGCCGTCTTCTGTCTCGCTGTATTTCTTGATGAATAGCGCTAGATGGCTTGGGTGGCGTTTCTTGCCTATGTCAAAGCCGCCTACAACTACAGCGTCAGCTAGCACCTTATTCCAGTCCTTTTTCTTCCAACACAGCTCTGTGGTCACACTCTCTAGTGCTTCGCGGTTGATATAGCTGTCTTCATTGTAGACTGGCTGCGCCATGTACTCCTGGTTAAATGTCTTGTCGCCCTGTGCGGCCCTAATCTTCATAAGGTCATCAAACGTGTAAAAGTCTGGCCATAGCACCTTCTCCGCCTTCCAGTCTAGAATGGCAGGCGTAAACCATTGGGCAAATAGCGTACTCAATCCTTTGTCAAAGAAAAAGTCGTCGTTTGTCTGCGGCGTTCCCACAACGTAACACTCACCGCCTTTATTTACCATAGGCAGTAGCTCAGTAGAGACGATACGGTTGATCTTACGAATGACTGTAGGCTTAAGCTTATTCTCGGGGTCTTTCAATGGGTCGTCTACGTAGATGAGGTTGGCGTGGATACCGCGCTTAAAGGCGAGGAGGCCGGCAGGCTTTACGAGGAACTTGGGCGCTTTGTCGAGTGTTTGGTTTGGGCCTACCTTTGCAAAGCCAAGCACGGAGTCTGTTTGGCTCTTATAGTTGGTCAGCTCTGAATAGAATGGGTTGATGGCTACGAGGCTGCGTACCTTGGATAAGTGGTAGGCTGCTAGCTCGCTGTTATAGCTAAAGTACCAGCCCTCTACCGGGCTGCGTCGCTTCTCTCTCTTAAAGCGTAATAAGTGCCACATGAGACGAGCGTACAGGCGTGTGCTCTTAAAGTGGCCACGTCCTGTGATATACATAGCATACGGGTGTTTGTCCATGTGATCACATACGTCAGCAACGTATTGCCCGCTTACAAAGTCGTTTTGGAATGAGAGGGCAAATACATGGTTCACAAAGTAGTTAAAGTCATCAACCGCTCTTCGCTCGATCAACTCCATCGCTGCTGCTGCTTTCAGTTCCAGCAACTCCCTCGATGATTCTTGTAAGTTCTTCATCGCTCATACCCTTAATCGCACCAGATATTTTTACTGTGGTTTCCGACTTTGTCGGTGCTTCAGCGCCTACAAGCTGTGCGGCCTGCTTTAGCGCTGCTAGTGCGTTTGCCCTTTCTCCGTTCTTCATAGCCTCGTAGTACACGTGGTTTATCTTCTCAAGCTGCGTCTCCACAAAGTCTGGCATTTGCTCTTCGTATGAGGCCTTAATGCGCTTTTTAGCTGCTGCAATGTACTTTTGAGCTTGGCGCTCGCCAACACCCCATTGCTGCTTGATTGTCTGCTTGATGATTGACGTGCGCGCACCGTTCAGCATCTGCGATAATACCATCTCAAGCCGCATGTCCGTTATCTCTGCGTCTTTAATATCATTTTTTGTTATATCTAGATGTTTAACTGGCGGCACTTTCGTCTCAGTGTCGCTTTTTGCATCTAGGCCGCGTTTTTTCGTCTTTGCCATAATCACATTATACACCAAAAGAAAGAGACGCAACAATTGCTGCGTCTCACCATAAAGGAGGAATCTGGCAGCTGCGCCCACACACAGCTACCAAATATTCTACACCTTGTGCCAGTCCTTGCCAAGTACCCCTTTTGTACAGTCAAATACTTCGTCTGCGATATACCCACCTAGCTTGTAGTCTTTGCGGTAGACAATGTAGTTGTAGCGCCTGGCGGTTGCCTTTTTCTTCAAGGCTTCCAGTGTACCGTAGCTGAATACTTCCCCGTTACTCAGCCGGCGCGCTACCCACGTGCCAGCTGGTATACCGATGCCTTTTGACTCATTGTCGCGGTACTTTATCTCTACTGTCTCATATTCCATGTTTGTTTTGCCTGTTTGTTAAAATGGAATGTCTGCGAGATTAATATCAGACACAGGCGCTGGCTCGTCGTAGTTGGCCTGTGGCGCTGTTTGTGTACTACTGCCATCGCTATTATTCTTGCCACCGATGAAAGCAAATTCATCTACCACCACATCGATCCTGCTACGGTTGTTACCGTCCTTATCTTGCCAGCGGCTCTGGTTAAGTCGACCAGAGACAAGCAGCGGGTCGCCCTTGTGGAGATACTGCGCGATCGTCTCGCCGCCCTTATTCCAGGCCGTACAGTCAATGTATGCAACATCATCGTTGCGGCCGTTTACTGCGAGCGTAAAGCTGGTAACGCTGTGCCCGCTGTTTGTTTGTTTTGTCTCGGGGTCACGGACGAGGTTGCCCATTACCACTGCCTTGCTAAAACCTTTTGCCATTTTGGTATTCCTTTCTATTCTACGGCTACTTTTGTTTTCTTAATCGCTGCTATTGGCGGCAGCATACCTATGACTTTGTCGGCCACTTCCTCGTCGAGTTTGGCAGCGTCTTGGTACTTTGTGGATAGTTCGTAGTCTTCTGCGAATGAGTTATACTCACTCACCCAGAAGGTACGATTTTTGCCAAAGTAACCTTGATACTCAATACTCACGTAGTACTTTGTGTTCTGCCTTTTGTCGAGAGGTGTAGCGGCAAACTCCGTGAGGAGTTTAAATAGGCGCTTGCGTTTCTTGGTTTCTAGCGCCTTGAACCAATCGGTGTCGGTATCGACTGCAAACATACAGCTCTTACTCACGTACGCATAGCGATGATCAAAGCGACGATTGCTAGTATCATCTACAAAGTAATAGTGATCGTCGCTAGTATCAAGCTTAAGCTCCATGTCAGCCAACTGCTGTTCAAGTTCGCTAATCGTCATAGTTGACCTCCTCAAT